AGTTCATATATCTCTTTCAGCCCATCGTTATTTTTGGCTATAAATGACATGAAGTTGTTTGACTGCTTTTCTCTTGACCTTGCATCATCAACAAAGGCGATCTCAACACCATATATAGGCTTCTTACCTGCATCTTTACAGCTCCGTTGAAAGGCAACGTGGCCCCATGTCCCAGCATCACAAATGCCAATAGCATCACCCTCAGCTGCATTGATAACCTTTTTGACTGGCCCATAGGCAGTTCGAAAAGAATATTCAGTGCGGAGCTTGATATTAAGCATTCAAATGACTCTCCTTGTTATACCACTTCACAACATCTATCAGTGCACGGACATCTGCAATCGCACGATGCGCACCTTTGTGCTCTTTTCCGGTAACTTCAAAATAAATATCTACCAGCTTTCGCTTCTTGTTCCAAATTGTCTCACCAACCTCAACTGTGCAAATTTGTTTCGGTGGCCATGGGAAGCTCGTCACTCTTCCGAGCCTCTCAAGCTCGAATTTTAAAACAGTTCTGTCAAATGGCAAATTATGCGCAACAAGAGTTCTCTCGCCAAGGAAAAATTCACACACCTCATCAAGCATAGCGACGAATGGCTTTTTGTCTTTAAGGTCTTCATCCGTTATGCCAGTTATTTTTATGATTTTTGGATCGAGTGGTATGCCGGGATTGCACATAAATTCTAGCACACCAATTTCATTGAGGTCTTCATCCAGCTTGATAGCTCCGAACTCAGTTATGTGTGGCTGAAGATCTAGGTCTGCCCCTTCAGCCTTTGGCAGACCTGTTGTTTCAAGATCAAAAACTATCATTATTAATCCTAACTATGAATTTCAGATCTACGCCAAGTATTTCACGAGTATCAAATATAACATAGTTGTATGTTCGTTTGCCAGCAATGACAGGGTTGGTGTGCGACTCTGTCACAACCTCTTGAGCTACACCGATGCTCCTTTCCTTGAAGAACTCTCGCCAGTCGACCAATTCCTCAGCAGTGCAGTGCATACCAAGGTGGCTAACAGAATTTGCTGAAGGATTATTATTTCTACCCCATCCTCTTGCATCCACCCAGTTGGCACCTTTTGTGTATTCAAGGATCTCGAATTCATTACCATCAATTAAATCGTAATTAAAAGAGAGATTGGCCTCATTTAAGCTAGGAGTTCCAAAGACAGAACCTTTTGCCACAACATGATCCTCTGCCCAATCAGAGACTCCCATTTCCTTCAGGAGCTTTTTTGCCCCAGATGGATCTCTCGGGCAAATTGCAATTTGCTCTAATTTAAATTTCATAACTAAGCTCCATAGGGCAGGACACAACCTGTCAAAAATTTGTGATGTTGCTTGTCTTGGAGAAGGTGCGCCAGGAATTCAGCCAGAAGCTCTGGTGGCGTTTCCTCCCCAGTCAGAAGCCCATTGAGCTGATACTCTTGTGCATACTCTTTTGTCCAGCCACGAGTCTCAACAACCTGACGATCAATTGATTCGCTCATGCCTGTGCCACCCATCTTGTTTGGCGCCACACCAAAGACTGTTATTCCATGCTTTTTTGTCAATTCTCTTGCAAGTTGTAATGTCATTATGTGCGCTGCACCTTTGGATGCATTGTAGGCTAAAGAGCATGTCATTGGCATGTGTGCTGCATTGCTGACAATATTGACAATTGTTCCTTTGCTCTTTATTAGCATAGGCAAGCAGGCTTTGGACATCATGTAAATGCCCTTGGCATTTGTATCCATGACCATGTCCCACTCACCTTCTACAAAATTTTCTAGCCAATTGATTATGTTTACTCCAGCGTTATTTATTAGGACATCCAGTTCATCAATGCTTTTAATATCTGGCTCTCTGACATCCTTGCCATCGAGCCTGTCATAATTAATGACTTCATGACCATCTTCCATTAGCTTTTCTTTCAAAGCCTTGCCAAGACCTTTGCCACTTCCTGTTATTAAAATTTTACTCACCTTCACCCTCCTTTATTAAAGATTCAACCATAGCAGCATAAACAGCAGTATCATGGATGCTGTCCTTGTGCGTCATTTCAGTGTTTGCAAATCTTGTTATTTTAACAATCATGAGCTCAAACAGGTGCCAAATGTTAAATTCCTCTTCTGTTTTCAGATCAATTCCATTTGGGAAAAGGGCAACCATAACTGCACCGACAGATTTGTAATTGTCTCCATAGACTTTATTTCTTTCACGAAATGTTTCAGCCATAGAGTTTAATATTTCATCAGCCTTTGCCATCCTCTCTCCCCTCTGCATAGCCGTCTGTTTTTCCAGCATCATAGGCCTCGCTCGCCTCTGCTGTTACTGTTTTTATCCTTTCATCTAGAGACTTAGCCTTGGCATCAAGCTCTTTGTAGCTGTCAGCTTTGTCTATGAACTCTTCCAAGCAAGACCTAAGACTTGAATAAAGGTCAAGAACCCTAGCAACTTTTTGACCGTCGATTTCAATATCATTTCCTACCAATCGTATTCTTGGCATTTTAGAAATCTCCTTCCTGAACTTGTAGGCATCTCAACCCACTCCTCCTCCACATATCGACAACAGATTTCCTATCATCGAGAACAAACCAGACCTTGCTACGGTTTATTTGGTTATCAAGTATCTCTTTTTTGATGATGTAATCAGGACGATGATCATTTAATTCTCTCATAATTAATCTGTCATACCAGACATCATTCAAGCGCAACCACTCGATGGTTTCCTTTTCAAATTTTTTATCCCGGCCAGTGACGAGATAAATTTTTGTTTCAGAGGATCTTAGATTGCTAAGAATATTTGCAATGTCATCATTGATCTTGTCGTTTGAGCATTCCTTGTTGAAGGCATCCCAGTTCTTTTGGTCAGCAAGAGGCAACCTGTGATTACAGTTACAAAGAGTGCCATCAAGGTCACATATTATTATTCTTTCCATAGCTATGCCCTCGGATTTAAAGATTTTCCCATGGAAGGTGCAGCCCACTCAGTTGGTGTCAAAAATGGCTCTGCCCATGGATGAACTTTGATAATCTCAGAAACCATAGCTTTGAAAACTTCTTGATGTTCTCCCTGAGCTCTTGGGCTCAAGCGTGACTTGGCAGTTTCGTGAATTGTCCTTAGGTTGAATTTGGCTACGATATTTGTGTGAATGTTAGTTGGCAAAACGCCACGAGCATCCTCGGCAGCAATGCCATGTTCACGCAATTGCTGGTATCTGCTATTTATCATCTCCATGGTTTGATCATAAAGCAATTTAGCGTATTCATCCTTTTCGATTTCTGGTGGGGTGTAATAGCCAAAGCCTTCCATGTCCACTGTTCTCTGCGATTGCTGGGCATAGCTGCCTGTTCGTGTTCTTACAAACTGATGGGTAAATGCACGTGTCACATCACGAATTTCAAAAGTGTAATCAACAAACTCCCAGCTGGATTTTATTGTCTGAAGCATATAGTCTAGTTCTGCTTGCTTCTTTTCCTCAGGCCAATCTTTGATCATTTCGTATGCATCCTCAACATTCATGAGGCGTGTGTTTTTTGTGAACAGGAGCAAATTTTTTGCATCCTGCGTATAATTTACAAGTTTAATCTTCATCTTCTTCCTTTCTCACTTATAAAGTGACATGTCATAGATGCTGTCCTGATTGATAAAATTTTCAATAACATTAATATCAGAAACAACATCATCAAGAAGCAACTGTCTCCAAGTTGCAAATCTCCCAAGAGAATATATTCCGTGCTCGTGGGTCAAATAAAATACAAATTCCTTACGCAACCGTTCATCAATTGGAAGTATTTTCCCATATTTTTGATCCCCGGTTTTGAGGTTGACTAATTTTCTTACTTTTATTCCAAAATCATCTCGCAATCTTGCCATCAAGTTTGGTCCAGGATTTATTGTTGGCTCAACTGAATGCTCTGAAATAATTGCATTGCCTATTACAGAAATCCTATATTGCTCATCCTCAGAGGATGGATAATATATGGTTTGATAAACACTCACTTCTGGATCTGTTATAATAGCAGAATGCGTCCATATCCTTTTGCTCTTAAATTTTGGAGTCTTCTCCCATCCAACTATCTTCATCATCACAGGCATTGGTATTGTGCTAATGATTGGGCACAATCCTTTCTCTGGAATATTTTTTGAATTCAAGATCTCGTCATATTCTATTGAGCAATTTTCAGCCATCAGGCTAATCAAATTTGTTGGCGCAACATATCTGTTGGATGGGGACAAATCATTTATAGATCTATTTTCAACAGCACCAGTGACTTTTTGTGAGTAGCTGTTGGCGAAGAATATATTTGATTCTGTGTGAAGTTTATTTTCATAGCTTATTGCCTTACTGACAAAAACTTTCTTAAACGGTATTCCGCAAGAGTCTCCAACGCTAGGTGTCCGGAATCTTAGAAGCGCAGAGTGATTGTTTGGTAGCTCACTCTGCGCTTCTTTTATGACAGGTGAAAATCTTCTTAATACATTGGCTGCTAAAAGGCCAGCCATTCCAGCACCGTATATTATCATCGTCTTTCCAAATCACTTGTATTAAGAATTTGAACCCATCGCACTCGCTGCGACAGCGACAGTTTCGGCTTTGGTTTGAAAAAATTCTTTATTCTCTTAAGCACAGGTTTCTCCAAAATTATTCCCTTCTAATCCAAAACCTCAATTTTTTCTCTTTTAAGATCGTGCCTGATATGAGGTTCAACTCTGCCGAGACCAAGAGATTCATATTTTGATTTCAAATCATCATATGATATTCCAGGGTTCTCAAGAACAATTTGGAAATATGGCCATCCAGCTGATTTCTTTCTCCGATGGGTATTCTCATCAACAGTTGCTTTGAATCTACAACCATTAAAGGCAGAAGATTTACGAGATTTAATCTTGCCTTCGGTGGAAGGTGTTGTGATTTCAACAGAGTTTACTGGGCTGGTTATTGCACCATCCTTCTGATCAGTGAGCATTTTCCACACTCGACTTTCTGCAGTTGCCCGGTCACGAAATTTGGCAACCTTTCGATCAGCATTCAAATTGTAGATTTCGACAAGAAACCCAGTTGGGAATAACCGGGGATCGCTCAAGCAACTCTGGCTCTTTACAATTGAAAATGCGTTGCCAGATTCTTGGGCATCTTTCTCAGAGGCAAATATTTTGTAGCTGGGTGCCTCTTTACCAGTGCGATATAATCCGTATACTGTCGACATCTGTCTTCCTTTCTTATTCTGGTGTTTCTGAAAAATTGAGATACGTGAAAGATTTTGCCTTGGGATAATCATCTTTGGCATCAGAGATTGAATCATAATGCTCATCGCAGGATTTGGTTCCTGAACCATCACACTCACCACAGACAATATGCTTTAGTCCTGGGTCATTGGGATGGCGATCATTCAAAAAGCCATAGCCATTGCATTCTTCACAGTTAAAGAATATTCGTAAATTTGGCCGTATCATCATCTCTTTTCCTTTCTCAGAGTGGGGACATTCCCCGTTAACATCATAATTGTCTCTTATTTTTACTAGAAAGTAAAGTATTTTCTTTTCGTTAAATATCAATGACTTAACTATATATCAAAAAATTTTAATGTCCTTGGCCGTACTAAAAACAAATTTTTGCGAGCACGAGTTGCCGCAACATACCAAACCCTGATCTCTTCATCATTGGTTATATTCTCCCAAGACAATTTTCCCATGTCTGTCACCAGTGCAACATTGTCAGCCTCGCCACCTTTAACCTGATGGATGGTGCTGATAATTATGCGTGGTTCTTCGCCAAACTTCTCGCCATTGTGCAAACATGCCCTCAGATACTCACGCTCATCAGGAGCAATGCTTTTGAGCATCGTCATCCAGTCGTGTTGATTTGCATTCTCCATTAAGCCAAAATCCTTTAGACCATAGGATTGAAGCTCTGGCAAATTTATTTTTGCTGGAATGAATTGTATCAAATTCTTTGCTTCAGAAATTGTGAGCTTCTTTCCCTTGCGCAATCCTTCCCAGGAAATTATTGCACGAGTCTCGCTGGTGTCTGTTGATGATGCCCCGAACATCTTGTAAGCATATCCTTGCTGATGGCAAATTCTCTTGAACCTTGTCAGAAAAAATTTTGATCTTGAGAGAAGCATCCAAGATTCTGGCCCGGACAAATCTATTTCTTCTTCATGAGAGACCCACTCAACATTGCCTTTGTCTTTTCGAGGATTCCATTCTTTCTCGTATCTGTTTTTTATTCGAGAACAAATTGCTTTTGAGAATTTGTGAATTGAGTATGGCGTGCGATAGCTTTGCGGCAATATTGTTCTCGCACCTTTTAATGATAAAAATTTTCGAATGTCTGCACCAGCCCAACCAAATATGGCTTGATCGTCGTCACCTGCAATATAAATTTTTGAAGCAGCTTTGGATAAATTTATTGCCATCTTGTACTGAAGAGTTGATAGGTCTTGAGCCTCATCAAAAATACAGATATCAACATCTAGCTCGGCATTATATTTTTGCAGCATATCAGTAAAGTCTAACAGGCCATTTTCATTTTTGTAACGCTGGACAACATTAGCATATTGTTGGCATGCATGCAATGTTAAATCTCGTTCGTTGGAAATTCTGAATTGCGTTTCAATATCACACATCCTCATTCGGCTCAGTGTTTCGATTCTTGCACATTTATCTCCTAAGCCATCACCAATTGGAACATGAACGGCATCATCATAAATGCCTCGAAATTCAACACCGAGAGTTCTACCGAGTTTTCGATAATGACTTTCTGTCATAACCTCATCGCGCTGAATGCCGAGCTGACGGAATGCCAGAGAGTGAAGTGTCCGAAAAAATGGCAATCGGTTTTGATCAATGTTGAATCTTACCATGGCCCTTTCCTGAGCTTCATATGCTGCTTTGCGTGTGAAGGCAAGATAGGCAATGCGCTCTGGAGGTGTGCCAGACTCAATCGCCTCGTCAACAA